GTGTTGGTTGCATAAGTAGAGCCAGTTCCTGTCTTTGTGACAGTGTCTGTTGCCAATCCGGCTGTCAAAGAAGCTGCCGTTCCAGTGACATTCGTCATAACTCCTGAAGCAGGTGTTCCCAATGCAGGAGTTACAAAGGTAGGGGATGTAAACAGATTTGAGACAGCTATCTTCTTTGTGGCAGCCGCATCAGTGTCTACAATAGGAAGAACGTCATTTGTGGCTGGAGCAACTGCAAGTTCTGTCAGCTCAGAAATCTTCTGGTCAGCTGTCATTTTATGCCGCCTTTACTAAAACTGCGTGCCCTCTGCCCTGGTCGAAACCGACAGCAAGAACGTCTGCAACTACTGCCGCAGCTCCCGGCTCAAACTTCAGTCTTGAAGTAAATTCAGAATAGCTTGTTCTTATAATTCCGCCGACTGCTGTTCCGTCTTCAGCAGCAACGCTGTCAACCAGATTATTCTGCAAGTCCCACCAGTTAGTCAGGTCTGCAGCAGTTCCTGTAATTGATGCAGGAGCTTTCCCGTTGAAATCGTCCAATATCTGTGCAGCAGTCAAAGCAACCTTCCAATATTTTACGTCTGATATTGCCCCTTTGAATTCCTGAGTTAATGCGCCAAGTCCGCCTATGCTGTCTGCTGCTCCAATATGAGCTCCATCAAGTCCGTCAAGATTAGTTATCCACTCTGCTAAGTCAGTTGTAGTTGTATCTGTTCTCGCAACTTTATAGCCGTCTACGTAGAATGTTGGAGCTGTTGCATCTTGAACCAAAGCGACATGATGCCATTGGTGAGGCTTGATAACTACATTTGTGCTATTAACGTCCCACTGCATTGTAGTAGCATCGTTACAAGCAGCGAATAATTTTCCATTTTCAACAGAGAAATGAATATATTCGACAACGTTGGCGTCCCCTAATCCGAGAATTGTATAAGTTCCCGCAATATCAGGCATATTAACCCATGCAGTTATAGTTCCTGCTGTGTCGTTAGCGGCTGTTCTTGTGACTGCGAAAGCGTCTACCTGTATGCCGTCATCAACATCACCGCCAATAAATGCAACTGCCTGCCTTGAAGGTGTTAAACTTCCGCTTATGTGGTATACATCTGTGGTTGCCATTATGCAGCCGTTGTTCCAGAGATTACTCCGGCCTCAATCAGGTCCTTAATTAAAGTTCCAAGAACGTCTGCCGTTGCCAAATCAGAATTAGCGTTTGCATCAAGAGCCCTGTCATCAACAAGATTAGTAACTGCGTATTCATTCTTCCCGCTCTCGTCTCTCTCATTACGAGCCATTTTATACCACCGTGTCAGTTATTAAATAAGCTGCTTTAGGGTCTGTTAACAGTGCCTCTCCCTCTTCCCAGACTCTTATCTTCTTTCCAATTCCAGGGTCATCAACAACAACAGAGGTTATGTCCATGAAGTTCATCCATGTGCATGCTCTCTGTGGAACGAATACCAATGCTTCATCTGTGGTTGCGTTTTCAGAAACAACAACTCTTAATCCAACAACTTCCTGCACAGTTCCGTCCATTACCTTGTTGGATGCAAAAGCAGGTATGCTTGAACCTTTGACGCTGATTAAGAAGTTCAAAAGATTCTTGTGCTCTATAGAGTTTATGGCAAGGACAGCTCCCTCTGGATTGTATCCATTTGCTCTTATCTGCTGCTTTGCAGTCAATAGGTCAAGAATAGGATTTCCAGTAGCAGTATCATCCCAGCCGTCAGCAATCGCTGCTCCTGTTAAAACCCCTGTTCCTGTAGAAATAACGGTGTAGATTCTTGCGTCAACCTGTCTTTCAACAGCTCTCACAAGGTCTCTTATGTTTGTGGCGAGAATGGAAACTTCTGTGTCATTTATATCTTCAATGGAAATCCATGGAGACTCTACAAAGTATTTTCTTACATAAGAAGTATTTCTTGTCCATGATTGCTCAACAACAACCGGCCTTGACTTTGAAGATGTGTTTGCAATCTGCGAGGCAGTTATTGCAGTTGTGTCAACTGAATCCAAAAATCCTGCAGTCTTCTGGAACCATCTTATCTCCCTTGCGGAAGTTGATGTGACTGTGCAGAATTGCTTGAAAACATTTTCCTCGTCAGCAAAGCCCTTGACTAATTTGTCTACAAATAATCCTCTGACATCTGCTTGTGCGCTTTGGTCTGCCATTTTATACCCTCACCAATATTGTTTCAGTGTCCGCCCCTGTTTCCAATGCTTGGCCGATAACATATCCCTTTTCATCATCTAAGGTTGTGTAATCTCCGATAGTGTTGGCCCCTTTGATAACTTGATGAAGTCCGACAGTAGAAGCTGTAGAAGAGACAACCATCTTAAAAATATTATTTCCGCCGGGCAGATAAACAGCAATTTTTGTTTTTCCGTCAGAAGCTATCTTTTCTTCTGCAGCGATTCCTGCAAAAATATCATTATCTGCTGAAGAAGCTGCAACGGTAAATGGGTCAGAAAGTTTCAAAACAGTTCCTTTTTCAATCGCCGCAGAGTTTGCAACGGTCATTGCAACAGGAAGAGATGATTCCACGATAAGTACTGCTTCATTCGCCACGAATTTCCATAAGAAGCTTAACTATTTAAGCTTTGCTAAAAGGTTTAAGCTTTTCCTCAGCTAAGGTTCTTATCGCATTTTGGATGATAATTTCGTGTTCGGCCTGTTGTTTCATGTCCTCGCACCTCTTTTTTACACCCATCCAGAATACCTCTTCAGAATTTTCAGCGATTTTTATTCCATCTTTCTCATCGACAATCATTTTCCGCCGCGAAGAATCCTTTTAGCGTATTCCTTGGGAGTTTCTTCAACAGGCTTGGATGTTCCTGCTTGGCTTCGTCCCGCAAGCATATCATGAGCCTTTAATGTTTCTTCCCTGTCGAGCAATTCTTTCTTTTCTGCATTGGCTTTTTTGAGCTCTTCAATGGCTGCTTTCGTCTCTTCCAGAATATTAGGCGCTTTAACAGGTGTTTCAGATGTTTCAGTTTTGATTTCATTTGCAGCAAGATATACCATAAATTATTATAGTTAGTTAGTATTTAAAGTTTTCTCCTCATAAACTCTCTTTGAGAAATAATATCCGATTATCATTGTAGTGATTGCAGTGACGAAGCTATCCACGCCCATATACAGTAGTATAAAACAGAAAGTAAGGACAACAAGAGCAATAATATCACGGGCTTGAAATCTCATTCTCCGAACCTCTCTCTCGCCTGAGCGACCCTGAAAGACTCCCTTGAGTTTTCCAGAGCGATGCTATAAACTCCCTTTTCAACATCGTCATTGAAATATGCAAAAGCCACTGAAGTGTCTCTTGCCCCGGCAATCCATTTAAGAGGGGTATGTGTCAGCCACTTGACGCTTCTCTCCGCAGAGGCTACCTCTCCAATAGCCTGCGCCATCTCTTCTTTTGCTCCCTCATAAGTTCTCTCTTGGGCTGCAACTGCTGCAGGCAGGGCGTTTAATCTTGCTATTGATTTTGCCAGAATAGCCTGCGAATCTGCCAAAGTTGGCCTTAATATCCAGTTCTTAATTCCACCGGCAATTCCCAAAATACCAAGAGCCCTAAAAGTCTGCAATCCTGTCGGCACCCACCCTCTCGCCAATGCAGCCGCAGGAATTCTCCATCCTGACGCTTTTGCAGCCCTTGAAAAAATCATTCCGGGAGCTTTCATGGCAAGATGCTTTCCGGCTACTGCAGGCAAAGCCATCCCCGAAGCCAAAAATACAGCATCAGTAACATCTCCGGCAGTAATCGGCATAACCCTCCCGCTTTCCATAAAAGTTGCAGGTCTTTGAGTTCCATCAGGAAGATTCATCATCCCAAAAGGAGCATCTTCTTCGATAGCCTGAGCTTCAACAGGCGGGAGTTTTTGAGGTGCTTCGGTTTCGATTTGAGTTTCCTGCGGAGGCTCTGCAGCCCGCTCATCAATATCTCTCTCTTCCAATCCTAATTCTTTCCTGACTTCCCTTGCTCCAGCTTCTTTGAAGAGTCTTGTCCTCTCCTCTGATGCCCCTGACTGCCTGTCTAAAAACTCCCTTGCTAATTGCTCCCTCTCTGCCTGCGGCTTGTCTGTAACATCCTTTCCACCGATTGTTCTCTTGATAGTGATATTTTTGAAATCCCTTGCTCTCTGGGATTTCTGATCAGAAGTCTCTGCTGTCTTTCTCTGCCTTGTTTCTCTCCTGCTTTCTGCCGGTTCTCCCGAAGGCAGAAGCTTCTTTTTTGGAACAGGAGCGTTATATCTTGTTTTGGCGTTTGCCCTGATAACCATTATTCCCCGCTCCCAGCCATCATGTCATTTGGCTGCATCTCCATTCCCTGAGCTGCATCTTTATTCTCATCTGCCTGAAGATTTGGAAGAAGGCTTGTAGGAGGAACAAGGTCAATTTTAAGATTAAGCTGATTCCATATCTGCTTTTCCAAATATCTCTGCTCATGCTCAAAGACAGTCTCATGCGCAAGATACTCCATCTTCCCGCCGGATTCTGTAGAGCCTGCTGAGCCAAATAATATCTGAGGCAGCCCGACAGCCCTGTAAAACTTGTTTCTGATGTCAGTTCTCCAAGCCATAATCGTGTTGGAGACATCCACCTGCACTATCTCATACGTCAGCATATTTTCGTCGTCGGGAATGTATATGCACTCTCCCTTGTTCCACGCAGCATCCATCTTTGCGATAAAAGCTGTTACCTTTGTCTGGTCATCCGTTTTTAGCTTGAAGATTACGAGGGGTCTTGCCTGACGATGCATGATTTTCTTTGTGTCAGCAAAGCTCTCATACTCAGCAAGGAATGTATTTTTTATCGACGTAGAATCTGATATTCCATGTATCTGGTCTGCAAGTTTCTTATGTGAGAGGTGAAATATCTCCTCTGGCTTCCATGATTCTGTCTTTCCGTTTTTAATCTGCGAATATTTCATAATCATCCCCTTCTTGTCCAGATGGATTCTCATGCTTCCGGGGTCCAATGGCTTCAGGTTGAAAAGCTCCCCATCCTCATCCAGCATAATCTCGCAGTAAGAATCTCCCGCAACCCTTGAAATCAAGACCATGTTGAACAAGACATCCTCGAAAGTGTCCTTTCCTGTTCCGGAAATATGGTCGAGAATGACTGATGTTTCAGGGTCAGCAGTGAATCCTTTCCCGCAAACCCATATTGCTTTCATGAGCATCGCTGCATGGAATTCAGGAACGTCATTGAAATATCCCCACTGCTGAGTCCATTCATTGTTCTGCCAGATTGTCTCATCCTGATTTAAGGCATTGTCCTGCTGCAGGGTTGGGATAGTAACATCCGTGACAACAGTTGAAAGATTGCTTGCTGTTGCAGAGCCTATGTTAAAAGTCGGATTGTTTGCCATTTTATTCTATGTTCTCCATAATTTAAATATCTACCTTAAATGGAATGTCTATAGTCATGTTTGTTGAAATGGTCGCCCCGCTTCCAGATTCAGTTTTTGTCTGCCTTCCGGAAGGGTCATACCACAACGTTGAAGTTGTCCCTGCGCCTGAAGTGAAAAACCTTATTTCTAGCCTTAGCTTCTCACCTATGGCAACACTCTTGGAAGTTAATACAACTTTGCTCAATCTGCGAATCTCTGAAGCTCCCACGTTTGTCCTTGTATTGGAGGTGATTGTTCCCAATGAAGTCTCTGCTGCTGCAGCATCAACGTGATAAACCGTAAATATCGCATATACATCAGCATTGCCGCTTGTTGAGAATGTCCAGTTTATGATTGCATCCGCAGCTGCAATAACCACAGGATTGTTAAAAGTTATGTCAAAATTGAGCTCAAAATTGGAATTGACTATTCCAGTGCTTCTCTGGTCAAAGTCTCCGCCGACTGCCTCGGTTGTCAGGAAATAAGTTGTAGCTGCCGAATTGATTGCCGCTGCCGGATAAAAACGTTTATATCCTGCTCCTGCCGCCGCATCAAAGAAATCAAAGCTGAATCTATTGTCTCCGCCTCCGCTTCTAAAGACTACTGGGAGCTGGGCAGCCATTTAAGCCCCTACTGTGAAGTCCTGCTGGGCTTGCATCTTCAAGAGTTCAATATTAGTCACATACATATTCTGGAGAACATCAAGCATTGTTTCTGCTTCCACCCTTGAGGTAAATCCAGCCATGTTATTCATTATGACAATCTGAGCGCATCTTACCGCAGCAGTCTGCATAAGCATATATTTGACGTCGACGTTGAGAGTTGAATAGGAATCAGACCAATTCTTTCTCGTCGCCACGTTAATGACTGCCTCAACATCCAAAACATAAACATCTGTCGCTGCAGTTGCTTTTGCCGTGGCGTTTGCATTTATCCCCGCATACGCCTGTATGTTGGCGTTCTTGCAGTATATTCCCACATCAACCATGTTTTATCGCTCCCTCTATTTTTTGAAGCAGCCTGAAAAATACAATATCCCTCACAGAAAGATTGATGGAAACCATTTGCTTTGTATCTTCATCAAAGAATGATGCCGCCCTTATCGTTGTGCCGTCAATAGCCATCTTATCTGTAGTGAACCCACAAATTTAAATGTTTCTCAGCCATGCACCATGCAGCCCTTGTGATTGCTTCGCAGATATGATCCTTGTCCCCATGGATTTTTGTTATCCCGCTCTCAAGAACCTCATACTGGATGCAGGACAATGAATAAAATATCTCCTCGCTGTCAAGAAAAGTTATATGCCCTCTCTCCATAAGGGTTTTAAGGTTTGAGTATAGGTCTTCCTTGAAGAGCTTTCTTGTCTTGGGCTTCTCTCCCCTGTCAAGAGCCCTGCTTGCGTTGTCGATGGGGATGATCCTGCTGCTCGTCTGGGGCTCCTGCAGAAGCATGTCATAGACTCCGGCTCCAACTCCGCCTGAATCTATGTAGATGCGCTTATATCTGTGCTTCCTGTCTGCCTGCAATATCCTCCGGAATGTCTCTGTTGTGAGGGTCTTCCTGAGAATCTCCATATCAAACATCTTCAATTTATCGCCTATCTTTGCAAATGATGCAATCACAGAGACATCTTTCCCAAGGCGGGCGATGTCAATCCCGGAATAATAATCCCCGGGAAGAGGGTGCTGAATCCCGGGGAGCATGCATTTCCTGATTAATTCGCTTGGGAAATAAGAGGACAGCTGCTCCATGAAAAGCCCCATGTATTCCTGCCCAAACTGGGCTTCAGTCATGTCCTTTCTTTCCTGCTCAAGGAACAGGATGCTTTCATCCCTGACTTTCTGGCTCCATTTCTCGCTGAGCTCCCGGTTATGGATAATGTCCCATGCGTTGGCTTCAATGATAGTAAATCTCTTATTCCTGTTTTGGTATGTCTCCCAGAACCAGCCTCTTTTTCCATGAGGGGTTGAAGCAGCCCATATCTTCCCGCCTGTTGTAAGAAGGGTTGGCTTTGCGCTTTCCATGATGAGCTCGCTGAACCTCGCAACCTCATCCAAAATAAGGATATCTCCTGTAAATCCCCTCACAGCGTCCCCTGTCTGCCCGACCGGGCGGGCTATAATCTTTGAGCCGTTTATCAGCTCTATCTTGTTCTGGGTGGGCTTCTTTGCCCCTTTGCAGATGTGCTTTTTGTAATGCTTCTCAAGAAATCCTAAGGTCATGATGATTATCAGCTTCGCCTGGTCTTCTGTCAGCGAGCAGCAGATGATTGTTGACTTGGGCTTCTCAATCAGGAATTTTCCAGCTTTCACACTTAAAAGCGTGGTCTTGCCCACTTGGCGACCTGTGCACAGCAGCAAATCCGTCTGGCATTCCAGAGCCTGAACCTGCCACGGGTCTAATTTCATATTACCTCAAACCTGCAGAAGAAAGAGCCGTTGAGGCCTGTGTTCTCCTCAAGAATTTTATTTCTTGCATTGTCGCTCATTGAATCCGGCTTACTTTGCACAAATTTTATGGTTCTTTCTTTTGTGTCAATTAAAATCAAGTCCACTGCGCTATGGCTTCCTGCAGAGCGTATGGCAATTTTATCAGGCGTCGGAGCTCTCAGCGAATATCCTTCCCTAATTATGATTTTATATTCTTTTTTCTGCCCCTTTTGATAATTAGTCACCATCTTATATGTTCAATTAGGCAAAGTTTAAATAGTTAGTTATTTTGCAGAATTGATGCACGAGCTACTGAGCGACTTAGTTGGAAAGCAAATTTCTGTTAATTTAAAATCTGGCTCATACTTTCAGGGAGTTGTCTCCGAAGTTGTTGATACTGGCGACGGATTTATCTGGATTCATATCATTGACAAGTTCGGGAAGATTGTCGTATTCTTATCATCTGAAATCAAGGAGCTGAAAGAGAAATGAGCAAGGTTGAAGCGAGATGGAGAGATGAAAACGAGCAGGGACAAGAGTTATGCCCTGATTGTAAAAAGATTTTATGGGACAGCGATATGATGCACCCATTGCTTTTACCTTATACATCCAGAACTACTTACTGCAAACACTGCCGTAAAATACTGCGTGTTGAAATAATAAATGTTGAAAAAGAGGGAGATGATGGCCTTCAATCCTGACAGCGAACAGTTTTCTTTAGCAATGCTGCATCAAGCCTATAAGCAGGAGCTCTACATTGAGGACACCGACAGGATAGATGTTGTTCTTGCAGCAGCTCTTTCAAACAAGCTCGATGGGATTCCAATATGGCTAATTCTTGTTGGAGCAAGCGGTGACATGAAATCCGTCCAGTTAAAAGCTATTGAAAATAATAATGTGGTTGTAATGCACAACCTTACATCAAACACCCTCGTTAATGGATTTGTGGATAAAAAGAAATACCCGGATTTGGCTCCTTTGCTTGACAAAAAGATAGTCATAATCCCTGATATGGCTCAGATATTGAAGCTGCCCCCGGTAGAAAAAGGGCTTCTTTGGGGACAGCTCCGTGACTTATATGATGGAGATGCAGGCAAGAACTCTGGAATGGGCTCTACAGCAAAATACAGCAATCTGAAAGTCACTTTGATTGCCGGGGCAACCCCTGTGATTGACGGGCAGATACTCGTGCATCAGGATTTAGGGACTCGTGAGCTGATATACCGCACAAAAGGAAACGGAAATCAAGACAAAGTCATGCAGAAATGCTTTGACAACGAACAGAGCGAGGGGGAAGTAACTAAGAGGATAAGATTTGCGACTTCCATGTTCCTCAAGAGAAATATCATCAATACCTCTGTCTCTCAGGATATCCTCGATGAAATAAAGATTATTGCGAGATATACAGCTTATATGAGAACAACTGCTGAATTTGACAATTATACGAACGAACTGAGAAATACTGCCTATCCTGAGGAGCCAACGAGAATAGCCAAGCAGCTCAAGCGCCTTTATATCTGCCTGAAGAACCTTGATAAGAATTATCCTGATGAGACGGCTCTCCGCATATTATGGCACGTGTCTAAATCCTGCGCTTTTCCTTTCAGAATCCGCCTTTTTGAGTTCCTGTCCCAGAATAACGGAGAATTCTCTACAAGCCAATTAAGCGAACTCCTGCAAATGGGAAAGTCTACGGTTAAGAGAGAATGCTGTGTTCTTGAGAATCTTTCTCTTATTAAATGCAGAAGACAGGAGACAAGCTTTCCTGACAGATTTTATGAATACTGGACATTTAAAGCGAACTCTAAAACAAAAGACTTCCCTATTACCTAACCGTCCATGAATATGTATATATGTGTGTATGATGTATATAGTATATATATAAGTCTGGACGGTTCCCTCTATTTTTCC